CAGGCGATCACCCGGCAGGCCTCGGCCACGATATCCGCCGGTCAACTCGTCATCGGTGCCGGAACCAGTGACGATGACGAGTTGACCGGCGGTGATCGTGGCCGAGGCCTGCCGGGTGATCGCCTGCCCCGGCGCGTGAAGCGGGAGGTACTCAGCCATTTCGATGGCCTTCCTGGTGAGAGTTTCAGGACGGCTTGCCGAAGAGCTTCGCGTAAACCACGTCGTCTTCGGTTTCCGTCTCCCCCGGGGTAGCGCCGGGTCGCAGCTGCTCCACTGGCCGCGTTTGCGGCGGGCCGGCGGGCGGCGGGGTTTGCGTCGCGGCCTGCGCGGCGAGCAACGCGGAGATCTTCACAGCGCGAGCGGTGATCTCCTCTTCGGTTCCCGATCCGAGTAGCTCGAAGTGATCCGCTGGGATGCCGTGTGTCGCAGCAACCTTGTAGCGGGTCGATTCGGCGCGTGCCTCCTGGGCTTCCCGCTTCGCCACCTCGGTGGCTTCGGCGAGACGCTGCGCCTCGGTCTTCGATGCTTCCTCTAGAGCCGCGAACTGGTCCGCCTTCGGCTTCAATTCGTTCAGCTGAGTGCGGTACTTCGCCGCTTCCTGATTCGCCTTCGTCAGCGATGTACGAGCCCACTCGGGCAACGTGGTGACGTCCTGCGTTTCAGGGGCCTGCGGCGTGGCCTCCGGGGCTGCCGCGGGCGGTTCGGGCGTGACAGTCTGCGGTTCGGTCATTCGGGGGTCCTCCTGGGACGGGTGGGTGGTGCAGCACCGCCTCCTGGGCGGTGAAGTCAGTTGCCGCTCGGCGCGGCTTAGCTATTGCGTGATTCCCATGCCCTGCGGAAGGCGTTGAGAGCGTCGCCTTTGCCGCGGTTCAGGTACACCTCGGCTGCCTGCTGGTTGACCTCGGGCATTCCCTGGTCACGGCTAAACATCGGCGCGACCGAGCAACCACAGTTGTTATGGAATTTGAACTGGCCGCTTCCGGTGAACCGTGCATCCGCGTTTCTGCCCGCAGTCTGCTCGTTCTGGTAGATCGCGCCGCGGCCACCGATCACCGGACGTGCCGCCATGAGCGCGCAGAACGCGCAGGGATCGCCGTCAGTGACCCGGTACCAGCCGACCGCGACAGGATCAGCCTGGGCGGTGTCGAGAACGGTGCGTCGGCCGCCGTCGAGGACGATCCGCGCCGACGTACCCAACGTGGTTGCCAACGCCGTCTGAGGTTTCACGGTGTCCCGCTCGAGCAGGCCTGGTCCGGCGTAGCCGAGTGCCCGCGCCATCCACTCCTCAGCCGGTGCGGGCGCGAGTTTGATCAGCGCCCGCGGGGTCGGGGAGAGGATCGCATCCGCTCGAGCTTTCCGATAAAACACGCTGGCTGCGGCGGCGGACTGGCCGTGGTAGTTACGGAGGAGCAGCATCATCGCCCGCAGCCAGCCCGGGAACGTTTCGTTGAGCCGTTTCGGATCCAGCACGGGCCACAGCCGCGCCACGTCCTGCAGGAGCCGGGCCCGGACCGCGACCTGCACCATACGGGCGGATGCCGCCAACGCCACGCTCGAGTCCGCGCGGGATTCGGTGGGCGCGGTCATTGCGGCTGCGTGGGCGGGATCTGATCAGGCGGCGGGGGTTGCTCGCCGAGCTCGGCGAGGAGCTTGTCGAGGGAATCACCGGACTTCACGATCTCAACGGCGCGGGCCTGGTCCTGGTCGGTCCAGCCCGGGATCCGCTCCCACAGCATCTCCGCCGGCACACCCAGCATCGTTTTCAGCTTCCCCAACGCGTCGGTGATCGCACCCGGTGACGTGGTGGACATGTCCCGCCACCGCAGTTGCGACGACGTGTCTGCAGCGGCAGCTTCATCGCCAGCGATCGCCGCCGCGGTACGCAGCACCAACTCCCACGTTTCCCCGAGCGACGTCTTCACTTCACCGGACTTGCGGTCCTGCCCCGCATCGTTCGACGCGACCGCCTCCGGTGACACGTTCCGCATCGCCGCCGTCGACGAGTTGAACATCGACGCCGGCAGCTGGGAGATCGCCGCCATGTCCGACAGCCCGGAGTTCTTCGAGTCGATGTAGCGGGTCAGGTCCGTCTCGGCGAACTCCCCGACCTGCACGTCCTGCTTGGAGTCCTTGAACGCCCAGAACGACGACACCTCAGCCTTGAGGTTCTCCGCCTCAGATTCGGGAACCCACCCGATCACGTACCGCTGCTTGAACGCCGCGTAATACTGCGCGGTGAGCATCCCGAACGTCGTCTCATCAATCCGCTTCTGGATGTCGATCAGTGGTTCGATGACCCCGAACTGCTCCTCACCGTCGAGGAGCATCCGGTCCCGGAACCGCGCCACGGGGCAGAACGTCGACCCGTGGGGGCGGGCTTCGATGAACTTCCACTCGAGTCCCTCGGTGCGGACCGCGAGGGGCGCGGCGAGCCCGGAGATGGGAAACTGCTCTAGCCCGATCCGGTAGATCATCTCTTCGTCGAACAGGGACAGCATCGGCCCGTTCACGTCGAGGGCCATCATCGGCCAGTCGTCGATGTCGGGGTCCTGGTAGACGGCGGTCATCCGCCGCGGCGAGTAGCCCTTGATCACGGGTGCCGTGTCGCCGGGGAGGATCGACGCATAGGACGCGCCGAACTGCAACGCGGACCGGTGAATACCGGTTTGGCGGGCGTCGAGCCCGTTCATCTGCCAGTACTTCCACGCGTCCGACGGCTTCCCGTTGGCTTCGATGTACCCGTCGGCCTTCGCCAACTGGGAGAACGCGTCAAGAATCAGCGGCAAGTAGTTCGTGCGGGACTTCCAGGCGAGGTTCTTCATCACCTGCGGCGCCTTCTCCGGCATCTCCACCGTAGGGACACCAGACCCGAGCGCCGACCACGGCTGATTCATGTACGCCGCGTACGCCCGGCGGGGGTTCACCGCAGACGCAATGTAGTTCAGCCGCGTCGCCTCGAGGATCCGGGGTCCGGACCAGATGTTGCGGGCCGCGTCGATGGCGTCCTTCGGCTTAAGCGCCACGCTGCCCGCCTCTCATCTGAAGAATGCTTCCCCGGTCCGCGCTCTCTTAGGTGCGGCAGCGAGGACGATCCGGCGGACCATCCGCGCACCGACGACACATACTGCGGCGTCGATCTTGTTCGGGGAGTCCGGCGACTCTTTCCCGATCCCGACCCGACCCGACCTCGGCCGCCGGCGTGCGTTGATCACATGCCGCGCGACCCGGGAGTCGCCGTCGTGGGTGAACTGCTGCTCGACGATCTCCCCGTACGCGGTTTCGCAGGCCTCGCCGAAGTCGTACACGTGGGACCGCATATCCCAGGCGATGATCGCCGGCTCGCGAGCTGACGGCATCGCCTTGACCAGCAGCCGGTCACCGTATTTCGTCGGCCACGCCACCTTGACGAACGACTCCCATTCGCGGACGTCCGCGAAGAACCCCACGACCGTCCACCGGTCGAACGCGCCGGCGACCGCCGAGTCGACCGCCTCAGCATCGACCGTGTCATCGGTGTCGTGGGACGGGTCCGGTTCCCACACGTCGACCGCGAACACGTGCCCGTCGGACATGCAGCATCCGATCAGCGCCGTCGCGTCGCGGGATTTCGACCCGTCGAAGAACAGGACGATCTCTTCACCATCGACAACGACCCGAGTCGGATCGGCGAGGACGGCCCATTGCTGCGGAGTCACCCACGCGTCAGTATCGGCGGTCGGCTGGTTCAGGTACTTCCGCTTCGAATCATCCGGCGGCGACTTCGGATCCAGGATCTTGTTGCGGATCGCGGGAATGTTCTGGACCTGCCAGTAGCAGTCGCCGTACACGAACTCAAGCGCCTCCGTCAGTCCCGTCTGGCCCTCTTCCGGGGCGTCATGCAGGACCGTGTTCGGTGGGGCGACCCGCGCGTCATACAGAATCAGTGCGTCCGGCCGGTACAGCGTCCGGGCCTCTTCCTGCACCACCCACGACCCGAAATCTGCCTCAGCGACCGACTCACGGCCCGGCACCCACGAGTTGCACGTGGCCAACGACCGCGACCCGGACTTGACGAGGTTGTCCTCAAGCGTGTTCGCGAACTCCGGTCCCCCGTTCGATGGGGTCCAGTGTTCGGACTCGTCTTCGACGATGAACGTCGCCTCGGCACCCTCAGCCGTGGTCGACGAGGTGGTGAGGATCTTCAACTCGCCGCCGCCGGGCTTGTAGTAGACCGTCTTCCCGACGTCGAGGTGGTAGTCCGCGACAAGCCGTGTGCCTTTCGCGGCCATCGCCCGGACCATCCGCATCGTGTTCGCGGTCTGCTCCTCCGACGTCGCCGCAATCTGCACTAGCGGCATATCAACCACCCGGCCGACGCACCCACCAGGCACGGCAGGGTCGAACCGGAGCAGCCTGACCGGTGCTAGGAACTCCACCAGCGAGATCAACGCCGCGAACGGCGACTTACCGGATCCCTTCGCGAGCCGCCGAACCGCCTTCCGGTAGATCCACTGCCCCTGCGCATCAAGGGAGTACCACCACAGCAGGAACCGCAGCTGCGACTCGACGAACTGCCAGCGTTCACCAGCCCGCGGCCCATTCGGGTGCCGGATGTACTTCGTCGCCCACCGCACGGCCTCCCAGCCGAGCGTCAACTCCGGAACACCACCCGGAAGTGTGATCAGCCGATCGAGAGGGCCCTGCTCAACTCCCGAGCTGGGCGGCGTATTCACTGAGCGCCGTCACCGACGCGAGTTCGTCCTCGTCGACCTTCCCGGCCCGCTCGAGCTCCAACCGGCCACGCCGGCGGGCGCCCTCAGTCGTCAACAGCTCCGACGCAGACGACGCCCACGCAGTGATCATCACCGCGGACATCTTCTCCGCCGTCAACTGCCGAGACAGCACCTCAGCCCAAATCCGGGCCGTCTGCCAATCCGACGGCTCATAAAACGCCGCCTGCCCCGACCTCGCCAGCGACGCGAACCAGTCCCGCGCCATCGGATGCCACAACTCATCCGGCTCCGGAGCATCCACCACCAGCGCACCAGGCGCCGAAGTGATCTCTGGGAGCTGCTCGCCCAACTCGTCGGTGGTATTACGGCGCCGACGCTGATCGGAACGCTTCGGGATAGGGCCACGCTGCGAAGCCATGACGACCTCCTGGGTCGTGCGCCACCTGGACGCATGTCACGGTGAGTGATCGATGGACGGTGCTGACAGCCTCGACAACCCGTACAGCCTGGCTGGCGCT